CTTTAATCAGTCCATCGTTGACGCAAACGGTAAGATCGTTCCCACATGGGCTGACGTTGTAAACAGAGCTAACCTTGGCTTTGAAGTTATGCACGAGCGTAACGCACACAACTTTCCACTTGACTTAGCATCATCTGAGTCAACAAACGTTGCCTTAACTGCACCAGTTATAGGCTAATAGCCACGTCCGTTCATCTCTTCGGAGACGCATGATAACCTAGCATGGAACGGGGCTAGGGTATATGGAGATTACAATGCAAGTAACTTACGTATATCGTGGCATTGCTTACACAAAAATTGTGAAGTAATAACAGCACGGGGAGCACCTCAGAGTCGGACTCCCCTGCCCTTGGCACAAGCCCGGTAAGCCGGACACCTTATGCCGTCTAGACGGTGGGATAGACCACAAACAAATCTCGAGAAAATTAGATCTAAGAAATATAAACCCTTAACAATCCATAACAATGGCACAACAGAATAGCACATTAACAACGGCTCTAACCAGCCCCGGTGCAGATAATGGTGCTGCTGCTAATACTACGCAACGCAGGGCACTATTTTTAAAGTTGTTCAGCGGTGAGATGTTCAAAGGATTCCAGCGTAATACAATCGCTAGAGACCTTGTAATGAAGAGAACCTTACAAAACGGTAAGAGTCTACAGTTCATCTACACCGGTAGAACAACAGCCGAGTATCATACACCCGGCAACAGCATACTAGGTAACTCCGATGGAGCACCTCCAGTAGCTGAAAAAACCATAACATGCGACGACCTATTAATTAGTTCTGCGTTTGTTTATGAGTTAGACGAGACACTTTCTCACTACGATCTACGTGGAGAAATATCTAAGAAGATTGGATATGCTCTTGCAGAGAAGTATGACAGAAAGATCTTCAGAGCTATCACTAAGGCAGCTAGAAAAGCTAGCCCAATTACAAAGACTAACTTTGTAGAGCCCGGTGGTACACAGATCAAGGTTGGTGCAGCAGGCTCCAACGCTGACCAAGCTTACACTGCTACTTCACTTATTAACGCTTTCTACGATGCAGCTGCTGCACTAGATGAGAAGGGTGTTTCTAATGATGGTAGAGTAGGTGTACTTAACCCAAGACAGTACTACGAACTTATCCAAGAGACAGGTTCTAACGGTCTTATCAACAGAGACGAGACAGGTACAGCATTACAAACAGGTAATGGTATCATCGAAATCGCTGGAATTAAGATCTTCAAGTCAATGAACATTCCTTTCTTTGGCAAGTTTGGTACTAAGTACGGTGCTACTGATGGCACAACTCCCGGTGTAACAGACCCCGGAAACACAGGCGACTTCGTAGGAGAGTCAATGGGTGACGATCATAACGTTACTGTTAACGACTACGGACAAGAAGCTAAGTTTAACAACTCATGTGGACTTATCTTCCAGAAAGAAGCTGCCGGTGTTGTAGAAGCAATCGGACCACAAGTTCAAGTAACAAGTGGAGACATCTCAGTGGTTTACCAAGGTGATGTAATCCTCGGAAGACTTGCTATGGGTGCGGACTTCTTAAACCCAGCTGCTGCTGTAGAATTGTACGCTGGTACAAACACAGCACCAACAGCATTTGGTTAATTTTTATTTTTTATACGGGAGCTTCGGCTCCCCTTTTTTTTATTATGGCTTCCACAACTATTGACCTCGATACAGAACTATCCGCAGTAAACTCTATACTGGGAGCTATAGGTCAAGCACCAGTAACGTCTTTGGTTTATGATAATCCAGAGATCGCATTTATTTATAACTTACTTCGTGATGCTAACGTAGATACACAAGCAGAAGGTTGGCATTTTAACACAGAACTACATGTAAAATATACACCTGACTCAGTTACAGGCAAGATAGCTATAGCCAACGATGTGCTACAGCTTGATGTGTCTAAAGGTTGGGCACGTAGAGAATACAATGTTGTAAAACGAGGTGGTTATTTATACGACAAGATAGATCACACAGACGACTTTTCTACAATCGAAAGCATTGACTTAGATGTAGTTAAGATGTATAATTATGAAGATCTACCTACTGTATTTAAAAGATACATAACATACAGAGCATCCAGACAGGCAGCTACACAGCTAGTTGCAAATCCTAACTTAGTTAAACTAATTACACAACAAGAATCTCTAGCACGAGCTGCTATCATGGAGTACGAATGTAATCAAGGTAATCATAGTATGTTTGGATTCCCAGAAAATACTGCATATCAAACTTATCAACCTTGGACAAATCTTAGACGCTAATGGCTAGTATTACACAAACCATCCCTAATTATGTGGGAGGTATATCGGAACAGCCCGATCAATTAAAATTTCCCGGACAAGTAAAAGATGTTGTCAACGCTATACCAGATGTGACACGTGGTTTATACAAGAGACCGGGTAGTAAAAGAATAGGCAGCAGTCCCTTATCCTCAGTGCAGTCAGGTGGTTCGTGGTTTCACTACCATAGAGATGAAGATGAAGGATCATACATAGGACAGGTAGCAGCCGATGGACAAGTCAGAGTGTGGCGTTGTAGTGACGGTACACTTATGACTACAGCTTACGGTACAGGTGGACAAACTGCAATACAAAATTATCTTGCGACAAGTGAACCAGAAAATTTACAATTCCTTACTATCAACGACACTACCTTTATTAGTAGTCGTGACAGTACTAATGCTAACACGTTGGTAGGTACTACAGGTAGCTCACAAGCTTATCCTGATGCACACTTTGCATTTATAGAACTAACTCGAACAGAAAATGGTAGACAGTATGCACTCAACGCTTACGATAACAGTACAACTTCTACTATAAATAGAGCTACACGTGTAAAGATTTCAGCTGATACACTGGATGAAACAACGGGTACAGGTCAGTGCCGAGGTATAGGTGTACAGACTTTTTCTGTTACTGCTGCTGGTAGTTACACTGGTACTAATACTGTATCAGTAGTAGACTCTAGTGGTTCTGCTTATACTTCTGGTAAAAACAATCTTGTATTTAAACTAAATACTTTAGGACAGCAGGGTCAGATACAAAGTGGTAATGATGTAGAAGACTTTGCATGCTCATATAGCAGACAGATTACACTTCTTCATGGTGGTGAAGGTTGGATTACAGGTGATAAAGTAACTGTAACTATGGACCAAGCAAAGGGTCGTACCATAACAGGGTCGATTGCTGGTGGAGCATCCAGTAAAGGAGAGTCACCAGCTACATATACAGTTGAAGTTACAGATCATGAAGCTATCGCTGTTAAAGCTAATATTAAAGCTATACGCCCTGCACCCACACCATTTGATTCTGATACAGCTGTGACAGTTGATACTATACTGGGCGGGTTGCAAGCTGAGTTTGCTGGTACAGGTATTACAGCTACAGTTATAGGTAATGGTTTATATCTTACAAAATCTAGTGCATTTAACATAGAAATTGTAGAAGATGACCTCATGCGTAACATGGGTTCGAGTGTAAATGATGTAACTTTACTACCTAAACAGTGTAAACATGGGTATATAGTTAAAGTATCTAACGCTCGTATGTCAGACGAAGACGATTATTACCTAAGATTTGAAGGAGAAAACAATAGAGACGGCACAGGATCTTGGACAGAATGTGCTAAACCGGGTATAGCAACAAGTTTTACTAATATGCCTATTGTTATACAACGTACAGCTACAACTACATTTACTGTAAAGCAGTTTACATATGCTGACAGAGAAGTAGGTGATGATACAACTAACCCAATACCATCATTTGTAGGTAAACGTATTAATAAAGTATTGTTTTTCCGTAACAGATTAGCCTTTTTAGCAGGCGAAAACGTGGTATTATGTAGACCGGGGACAGTTGGTGTACCTAATTTTTGGTCAGAAACAGCTCTAGTTGTTAGTGCAAATGACCCTATAGATATAGCATGCTCCTCTACATTCCCATCTGAACTATTTGATGGTATAGATATTAACACAGGTCTAGTCGTATTTAGTACAAACCAACAGTTTTTGTTATCATCTGATGACACAGTACTAAACCCAGATACTGCAAAGCTACGAAGTATAGCTACATTTAACTACAACAAGACTGTACCACCAATATCACTAGGTGTTACGATAGCTTACTTAGATAACTCAGGTAAATTTAGCCGATTTAATGAAATGGCTAATATTGCACGAGAAGGAGAGCCTAATGTTGTAGAACAAAGCAAGGTTATACCTACTACAATATCAAAAGATGTAGATTTATTAACTAACTCCAGAGAAAATCAGATAGTTGCTATAGGTAAAACTGGATCTGATACTGTAATAGGATTTAGATATCTTAATGTAGGAGATAAACGTCAACAATCTGCATGGTTTAAGTGGAAGTTTAACAATCCACTAACCTATCATTTTATTATTAATGATGAGTATTTCTTTTTAGACTCTGACTATTTTTTACAAAGTATGCGTCTAGTGCAGCAAGAAACTGACCCTAGTATCACACAAGATAATGTACAATTTTTACTTCATGTAGATAATCATACAACTATTAGTGGTGGTAGTTTTAACGCAACTACAAATCTTACTACATTCAGTAGTGTCAGCTGGTTGCCCAGTGTAACTACACCTAACTATGATTTAGTTGTTGTAGATACAAACACTGCTTCTACACGTGTAGGTAGATATGCAAA